TTATTTTCTGGTATTGAGGGGAATACCATTAGACTTACCATCCTTAAAGAGGGAATTCCATTGCTGGGAAACCCAATCAGCAGCACCAGAGGTGGCATCAGTAATCATATTCGTAACATCTTTCGCCGCAGCAGTAACCTGAGAACTACCATAGCGAGCGTTTTGAGTATCTTGATTAATTTTTCCGATTTCTGCATAAACCTTTTTCTCCAATGCCATAATCTGAGAGTTAGTCAAATGCTGACCAGTTTCCTGAGCACGGGTAAGAGCCATTCTCATGATTTCATGGGTAGCCTGCTTATCCGTAAGGTTAGTGTTGGCGAGGATAGATTCAACGCGTGCCTGCGACTCACGCTGATTGTACTGAAGCATTTCATTCTGAGCATAAACAGTGTCCTTAGTATTCTGACGAGATGTAGCGGACTGAATACCAGCAATCTGCAAATTGTTATCCATCTGCATCTTTGCAATATCTTTCTGGTTATCCAGCTGCATACGCATCAACTCTTTTTGTTGGTCCTGACCGGAAGATTCCAATCCGGCACCGGAAGCACCAGCTCCAGAACGTTCCCACGGGTTGAGCTCAGGGAAGGCCGAAGCCAAGTAATCACGGGTTGCTTGTCCTTGTCGTTTTGCATTATTACCACTCAATTTATCAACCAATGCCTGCTTAATGCGGTCACTTCCAGCGGTCATAACACCATCAAGCAAATCTTTACCAGCATTCTTAATCATATTTTTAGCGTCAGACATAACGCCACCAGTCTGGGTAGGGGCAGGAATCTGACCATTTGGAACATTCGAACCCTGAATAGCTGACTGAATACCAGCATCTTGGTCCATACCAATAACACCTTGACCATTAGAAAGGCCAGAGGACTCAGTGGCGGCTTGAGCGGCAGGCTTGCCACCAAATAGCTTAGAAGCTGCTCCACCAGCTAAGGCTGAAACAATACCACCTACAACGGCACCTAACATAGCTGAAAGTCTCCTTTGGGCTTAGCAGGAGGGAAGGCGGCTAACGCCTTCCGCGTTCCTAGTTTCTCGGGTATCTCCGTACGGCTCGGTCCACCCTACACTGGGCAGGCATCTAACCAGGAGTGCGGTGGCCTTTTATTTAAGCGGCTGCAAAGCTGTAACTTCATGGTCAACCTGAGCCATCGAAACGACACCAGTGACATTACCGGCATTAGCAGAAGCAGAAAAGAAAACAACACCAACAAAAACATTATTGCCTTGAGTGCGAGGCTTAACATCAACGGTAACACAATCGCGAACACTAAGCGCACGAGGAGAAATAGCAGAAACCTCAACCGGAATAAAATCAGCGGTCGCAATATCAAAATCAGTAGGCTGAGCAGCGTTATCCTCAAAACGAACAACACAAGGAATGTAATTCGAATCAACACTAAAGGACAGAGAAGCAGCAACAGAGAAAACCTGCTGAGAATCAGGAGAGTTAGGGTCCATCATCTGAACAAAAGCGAAACCACTACCATTAACAGCGGAAGCAATAGAAGAAGCAATACGAAACGTAGAACGACCTGCAACAATCTCACCAGAGTTAACAACCTGCGGATTAGCAGCGGGAGCAATAGAAAAAGCACGGTTCTTAGAAGTGAACGGGGCAACATGCTTAGATACATAAACTTGAAACATAATCAACATCCTTAAAGGGGCCCGAAGGCCCACATAATCAAGAGGTCATAATAGAGTCGCGAGTGGTCGGCATATTACGATAAATGGTGCAGTTAAACTTGGTCTGCATATTCCAGTGCGCAAGCTGCATAGACTGGAAAACCTCATCGTAGTTATCAGTATTAACCAGAACACGATGATTAATATCATCAGATGGAATCGCACTATAGAACGGAAAACCATCAAGATAGTTATACGGCAAAGCAACACGGTCAGGCTGCATACGATACCATTGACCTTCAGCAATCTTAAACTTAGCACTAGCACTTCCAGAATGGAAGAACTGAGACATATTAACCTCACGAGGAGGGAGGTTGGCCATCAGAGCTGGGTCACAAGCCAAATCAGTATAGGTTAAATCTTCCTTGCCAACTAAGTAATGCATCTCCATCTCATGGGTCGGCGGGAAGCGGACCAATGCGAGTGTGAACATAGTGCCATGCTCAGGGCAGAAGAATCGCGGTACTGAATGCTTAAAGGTCTGCTGTACACGTCCAGAGAACTGACCGAGAGAACTTTGGTCGGTGCCGTCGACGTCATAGCCTGAAGCCCAAAACTCAGAGTGCATAACCAGAAGAGGGCGATTATCCGCATCATAAGAAGTACTACCACCAAATTCATTAACAATATCACGATAACGCGTCATGAAATAATCACGTTCCTGCTCAGTATGAAGCTGAGCATAAGCGGCCTGAAGGCCCATGATATCAATAGAGTTAGTCTCAGTCTCCATAGAATGAGAAGTCTCAGTGTCCGGCGGAAGTGGGGCAGTCCAAATAGTTTTCAAGTTACACGCACGAACACCAAAACGAACGTCTTCACCTTCCATATTAGACGGATTGGCATAAGTTAAATCATCCATCCACGGAGCTTTAAAATAGTTATTATAAATATTCAAATAACCTTGATGAAGGAACTTAGGAACCTTCAGGTTAGAGGACGGAATTGTAGCCAAATACTGGGCGCTATCCCAACCACGCGAACAAGTAACAGGTGCAAGCGGAGCAGCATCAACACCTGCTTTCATAAAATCAATCCATTGCTCACCATAAACATGACGATGAGGAACATAGAAAGTAAACAAGTCAACGCGGCTATCAACAGCCAAACCACGACGAAGCGGAGAAAGGCGAATTGCGCCAATCATATCAAGCTCAAAAGAATCACCTGCAACAACAGGAGTCCAAGAAACAACCTTTAAACGACCAATCTTGCCAGCATCAAAAACCAGATGGGAAAGGTCATGCGGAATACGTTCTGCGGAAGTTTGCACGTTTGACATTGGATTTCCTTAAAGGGCCCGAAGGCCCATAATTAAAACTGAGAACCGCCTACATACCAGAGGCGAGCACCTTTTTTACGAGAAGGAGAGCGACGAGCCTTTTTCATATTACATTACTCCAGAAGCACGAAGTTTTTGGCGAGCATTCTCTTCAGCATTCAAAACCGTCTCTTTGAGTCCGGCTTTAACACGCAGGGTGTACGCGAAGAGCTCAGCGGCTTTAACCGGACGCTCGACACCATTAACAATGTTTTCCGTAAACTCAGCGCCTTCCATGATGAGGCAGGCCGTCTGAATGTTGACGGGATGAACATAATAAGCAATGACGGCAGCAATAAACTCAACAGGAGCAGGAAAGCGAGGGTATCCAACAAAGTCCAGCGTTCCATAAACACAAGCCTCTACACAACGACGCGCACGGTTGCGGTCAGTAGCAATCCAAATTTTATCACCAGTCAGGAAGTCGAAATCCTCCTCAGTAATATCCAGAACAGCAGAAGACTGAAGCATCTTCAGAGCGGCAACAGAAGTAGCGAAATTTACATCAGTAGCAACAAGATTAGACATAACATACTCCTAACACTTATGGGTAGATAACTTTGAAACAACTCAAATGTATTCGCGTTTTTTTAAATCGTCAAACAATTTCTTATGATTTCCTTTCCAGTCCTCAATCTGAAACCACTGGCGAAGCAAATTACCAAACGCATTAAGCCACTTCTCATCATCATTCGTAAAGTCGGCTTTAGTAAGAAACATCAATTGCTTAGTCAAAGTGGCGCGATAACTTGCGTAGTAACGAGTCGAGCTCAGCATGAATTTTCTCCTGAGAAAAATCTGGGTCACTTACCGCCGAAAGTTTGAGTCGCTTTAGCTCGCAAATCAAAAGGCGTAATTCCTGCATCAACAATGTATTGACGTGCTTCATTAGAAATATCCCCATTTTTTAAGGTGACCGTCATTGAAGCGATAGAATTCTGCCAATTGAATTCTGGTGTCTTTTTCATCAAACGACGGATATTTTTCAACATACTTCTCACTTGCGGGCGCACATCCATAATGACGTGCAAAGGCACTACGCCGATGTTCAAGCTCAATTGCTTTTTGGCGTTCTCTTTCACTATCTGATAGAGCGGGCTGGAATCGAAGCTGATTCTGCTCAGTTCCAGAAGGACCTTGTTGCTCAGGTGAACCATTGAAGGTAACTCCATTCCGAGCTTCCGGCTGCTGCGAACCCTGAATTCTTTCTTCAAGCAAATTGCCATCAAAGGATTTTTGCATTTTTTTTGTCTCTCGGTAATAGCTTTCTGACGCTGATCAGATTGCTTAGCTACATACTTGGTCACATACCATGCGACCGCCTGATACGGCTTACTCTGCATTGCTTTTCCTGTTTTGTCAACAGGCCACAACCAACCTTTACGAGAATAAGCATCATGTTGATAGCGTACAGCTATCGGTTGCGTGAAGCCATAAGGCCACATACCACGGAACGAGTTAATTTGGCGATAATTACGTACCTTGCGACCGAAATTAGGGTCGTGACTTCCCAAAGGAAGAGTCCGCACCATATGCACGACATGCCAATGAAGACGGCCGTGCTGGCCTCCAAACTCCGGCACACAAAGATAGCGATAGCAGTCGTTGTAGGAATCCTTAACCGAACGACCTTCAGCGCGCAAAACAGCTCGACCAACAGTCCTGAAGTAATCACGAAGAGCATTGGGGTTTTCATTAAACGCCTGCAAACGGTCATCAGCAAGTGTCAACGTATCAAATACGAAGAACCAGCCTTTTTGGTGAGCAATACGCATCTCATTAATCACTTTCTGAGTCATGCGATTTTTACGTGTTTTTTCCTGCATTTTCTCCATGTACTTGGCAACCTCATCCTTGAAAGATAAAGGCTTAACCATGTCGAGCTCCTGACGAATTAACTTCTCAGGCCATTGAGCGACATACTTACTCCAAAGCGAATTAAGCGCCTTACCATAGCGAACACCTGGACAAATCATTTCAAAAAGGAAAACACATTCAGGGTCCAACGGGGTACGGTGGTCTATAGTGTTACTATTATCAAGTTGGGCTGCACACTTTCGAACCAGTGCCATATGGTCTTCCAAAAGGCCAGTCTGAGATTCATAAAGGGCATAAGTCTCATCATCCAAATGAGTCTCTTCGGAAAGGCGTTTTTCCAACTGGTAAACCAAATCAGAAAGAAGACGGCTACGGTTATCAACCTGAACAGCCATACGAAGATGAGGATGCTTAGCAGTGACATGCGACCACGTAGCCTTTACAACGTCAGAAAACAATTCGGTAGCCATGCGAAAAAGCCCTCGTAGTGAACCTATGAGGGCAATATAGAGGGTATTTCAGAAGATTGTCAAGAATTAACGTAAGTCAGACGGCTTTTCAACCAATCCAGAAGCTCAAAATGCTCCTCATCAGTAAGAAAACGACGCTCATAACGAGGGTCAGAAACACGACTGCGAGTGATATGCAGAATCCGCGTGTCAGGGCAATAAGCATAATGTTCATCCACAAGACTAAAGTATTTCACGGGAACCTCCGAATTAAACGGGCAATTCCATACAGCATAAGAGCAACAACAGCCAAAGCAATAAATTTCCCGACAACAGTTTCCATGATTTACTCCGCAATTTCATAAAGCCACGCCATATCGTCAACATCAACGGATGAATCCTCCTCAGAGCGAAGGGAGTGAGGAGAGTTAACATAAGCAAGGATATTATCCATAGTTTCTGAATCACACTCGGCATATTCCTCAGCCTCATAATCAAAATAAGTGACAGAGCAATAAGTAACGTCAATCACAGCAATAACAACGTCAAAACAATTTTTAGGGTTAGCGATAAGCTGCTGGCGAGGGGATAAATCACGAACAGCGCGAACCTTAATGAGACGACCATGATGAAGGTGCTCATAACTGATATAAACAGGGCACTTAAACAACCAAGAACCGAGAATCGGATGAGTCAAGCGGTGAGCGGGCTTCATGATAAAGACTCCTACTTCATTCGTTGAAGTAAGAGTCTCATAAGGGATTGGGAGAAGTCAACAA